CTCCAAGCAGTTGAACTATCTCTTGGGTCAAATACTTTTTTACCTCTTACTACAAAAGCTAATGGCGGTATACCACCACCAAATGCTTCAGAATCAAAAACCATTTCAATATATACATATGCACAACCAATAAATTTATCATTAGAGTTAAGAGAACATGCACCTATAACTGTTGAATTAGCAGCAGTTTGTGAACCATCAACAAAAACGAATCGCATTAACCTACCACTACCAAAGTTATTTTCATTATCAGTATTGGTAAATTTAGAATTTGTAACTACCTGAAATCCACTTGCTGTTGTAGTTGTTAAAACTTCGTCATTCACTATGACTTCTTCTAATGCATCTATTTCATGACCTGCAAGTACAACAACCATTTGTAATTTAAAATTGTCTGTGCCAGTAGTTTCAATATGAGTTATTGTTCCGCCAACTCTACACCTTCCATATATTATCTGTCTGGGAGCTACAACTGATCTACTAGCTACCTTTGTACCAAAGTTTTCAGCAGCTACACTATCTATTCCTTTTGAAAGCAATCCATTAACTAAAGTGCTTACTGCACTCATTGAAGCAATAGTTAAAGTGCTTACACCTGCAAAAGTTGCACCGAGCATAGTAGCTGCGCCACCTATACCTAATAAAGCTAATCCAGTGGTAACTAAAAAGGTTACTGCAAATACTTTAGCTGCTGCTTTTATAGCCTTAGACATTAGATATTCTCCAAACTGATAATATGTCAACGCCTTGTTTTGCAACTACCATATCGTCTGAAGGTGTTAATACCTTAAACCCATCAGATATGCCTACTAGCTCATTTTCTTCTTTATAAACTATTAGATCACCTTTTTGCATAAAGGCATTTTCAACTTTAATAACACCTTTTGATTTACAGGCTTTAGCTATACTTTTTGACATAGTGCCGCCATAGTTTTTTATAGATTGCATTGCTTCTTTTTCATTTTTCCATTTCAGCTCTTTAGGTATTAAATCTTCACCAGTCATTGCTTTGATAACTGCATTAGAAAATTTACAGCAATCCCATGAACCCCATTTAAAAGGTTTAAATCTATTATTAGCAATAAATTCATCAAACAGTATTTGCCAATTATCTTTTTTAGTTAACATTTAATTTCTCTCAACAGGCGGTAATCTTTTTGTAATACCACCGCCACCAGTACCAGTACTGCCACCAGTGTTAGAAGAAGATCGTCCCCATATAATTTCTTTATCTTGTAATGAAGCTACCCTGTTAAAACAAGAATCAGACGAATCTATAAACTTTTGTGATTCTTTGGTGTATCTTAAATTTGATGGTCTTTCTAAATCTATCAATCTGTTTTCTGCATCTATAGTAATAGTTGAACCATTTGGGTCATCATTAATTGTCATAGACTGCATACGACCTTTAAAAAGCGTCATAGTACCTACGACTGTGTCTGTACCACCTGAAAGATATCCTAGAAATACTGTAATAAATCTATTTTGATAGTTTTCAGTCAAAGCTAAATTTAAAACTGTAGCATCCATACCTGCAAGAGCAACAGATAAACCGCTTGATTTTAATTCAAGGGTATCTTCTATATTAGATATAGCTAACAGTGTACCAACACCTGTATAAGAAGCACCACTAATTGATAAATCATAATCACCTGACCAAACTCTAATAGTTTCTGTATCAAATTCTGCTTTTACTGCTAAAAATAATACTTGATGATCTGCTTCAAGGTAGCTTTGAATAGAACTATCTATACCACCTCTATTAGACATTTAAACTACCTCAATACAAGTAAAAGATATTCCATAGTTAGATATATTATTAGCGTCCCAGTCTACATCTTTTGTTGTTAATCTAAACATACCTTTTGGTAAAACAAATCGCACTAGATGGTCTTCTGTTAATGCAGTTCGTAATTTAGGTTGTATCTTTACACCATAAGTATCTGCACCACCATTTACATTTAAAGTAGCATCTTCTGTAACCATTACATATTGCACAGGATTACTACCTGCGGTAGAGCTTGATGTTATCTGTAAATAGTCACCTTTTTTTATTGTACCAGTTGCACTGTTAGAGCTTGATGCTAGGTTTAACCCTGTAGCACCTTTTTGGTTAGAAAGTATCTTACAACCTGTTACATCGGCTTCTGTGACTAATGTTATAGCAGTTTCAGGTTGTACTGTTACAGTATATGCATTTGTTTTAACAATTACTTTATGTGTGCCATTATTTTGAGGTTTTGAAGAACCAGTAACAATAATAAAATCACCAACTAAAACATTTGCAAAAGGTGTTGTATTACTTGGTGCAGTTATTGTGTTATTTACATTAAAATCTAATTCAATTGCACTTGTTTGATTAGCTCTATTTTTAGCTTTAAGATCATCAGCATTATAAGTACCTGTATTAGTTAAAGCATCAGGGTCTGCAAATTTAAACTGATTTACAGGACCATTACATTCTAATAAGAAAGATTGCCACTGCGAAGCAACATCTCTACGCATAGGCGGTAAGTTAACAGATGCTTCCCAGTAAACCCCATCAAATTCTTGTGTGCTTATTTTTCCTGTGTATGGACTAGATACAGTTCCTATAGTTCTAATTAACTTAAAATTACTTTGTATAAAATTAGGTGTTGTTGGCATTGTTACTAATTTACCCACCTTGTAAGCTCCTTCTAAAAGTTCCACCACGCATTGCTGATTCTTGTACAGCAGCTTTAGTCACATCTGCTATTTGTGGCATCATTTGCATTACCTCTGCTCTTACAGTCGGTACAACACCAGTAGCAAAGTTTATTGATTGATTGATTATTGTAGTACCACCACCACCCATAGCGTTTTTGCTGTTCATGTTATTCATAATAGTTCCACCAGTATTAGGTACAAATATTTCAGGACCTCTTTCACCTACTAAAGTCGGTCTATTTCCTTGTATTGTTCCACCACCTGCTGAACCACTCATAGTTGGTACTTTAAAACCTTTTACTGGCATCATTCCACCTGCACCAAATATCGCCATTAGTATTTCATTTACTACTGCTAATTGTAAAAATGTAGCAATAATTTGACTTACAATATTTCTTGCAAAATTACTAAATGTTTCTAAAGCGTTTTTACCCTCTAATAAAGCATTAACAAATTGATTAGTAAATGATGCTGATATTTGTGAAATTGCAGGAGCTAATATTTCGGAAAATGATTGAGCAGCTTCTTGACTAGTGTTTTTAATTTCTAATAATTTATTTTCTAATTCAGGTAAAGTATTTATACCTAATTTTGCAAAGGCTTCTTCATTTTGTTTAAAAATTTCACCTAAATTTTCTGATGCAAAAGACAGTTCATCAGTATTACCTTTTAGTTTTTCAATTTCAGCAGATAAAAATGTAAATGAGTTCATCATTTGACCTTTTTGAAAAAGATTTTCTTTTTCTGCATTAGTTAATTTTTTTGTACTTTCTGTAAAACCACTTTGTGCATCTAATAAATCAAATTGTTTATCAACTTCTTTTTCAATTTGCTGCAAAATTAGATTATTAGTATCAATTCTATCTCTAGCTGCTTTAGCAAATTTATTTTTAGCAAGTTCAGTATCTCTATCTATCATTGCTTGAACTTTTCTTTGTTTTTCTGCTAATTTTTCTATGTTTTCAAAAGGGTCATCGCCTAGCACAACACCTGTTCCTGCACCACGCATAGCTGCAACAGAAGCACTTATTGAATTAGCAATACTAGTCATTTTGACTGCCATATTACCTAAAAATTCTCCTAAACCTGATTTAAAAACTTCATCTGCTAATTGTTTAAAAGCAATAGTCATATTTGATGTTTTAGTAGAAAGATTGTCCATTTTGGTTTCCATAGCACCACCAAACTTTCTTTCTAAACCATTAATCAAAGCATCTGTGATAAGTTTTGCACCTTCTGCTGTTGCACCGAATTTTGCTATTTCATCTTTAGTCAATCCAAGTTCATCATTTAAAATACCAAGTACATCAATACCTCTATCCATAATCATGTTTAATTCTTCTAGACCTAGACCACCTGAAGCTGATCTCTGTACTGTTCTTACTAGTGCTTCAAATACACCTAGTTGGTCTGTTGATGTTGATGCTGTATCTGCAAATACCTGCATCATTCTATTGCTTGGTTCAACACCTGCTGATTTAAGTGCAATAAACGCTTTTGTTGCAGTTTCTATTTGAAAAGGTGTTTTTTGTGCAAAATCAAAAACTTTTTGCATTGCAACATCACCTGCTTCTATACTACCAAACACAGTATCAAGTGAATCTTTTAAATCTTCAAATTGTGAACCAACACCTGCTATAACAGATGTCATTTTTGCCATGCCTACTGCAACAGCACCAATTGCTAAAGGACCTGCTAATTTTTTTAATTTACCACCAATACCTGCTGCTCCCATACCAAAAGCAGCACCACCTGTTGCACCAGTTACCTTTATCTTACCTTCTATTTTATTTAATTCTTTTTTAAGCTGTTTAGTATCAGCTTTTATTTGAATTATTAGTTCGTCAACTTTTGTACCACTAGCCATCAGGGTATAACTCCATCATTTCTTCTAACCTATCTTTGGTCATAGGTTCTTCTTTTTCTTCAGAACCATTAAATTGTTTAAAACCTTTTAAAGCTAAATACATTTCACGAGGAGATATATTCCAAAAGTCATCAGGTCGCATATTCATCATACCAACACATATCTTATAGAAGTCAGACCATTGTATTGGTGCAGTGTTCACGCTACTTGTTCTTTTTTTTTATCTTCCTCGTCTGAGTCGTTGTCGGTTAATGTAGCAGCTAAGAGTTTAGCTACTTCGGTTGATGCTACTACTATTCCTACTTCTTGAATAATAGAGCCTATCTTTT